TAAGTGTGAAGTAAAAGACATATGCCTAGAAGAAGGTATGCGTAGAGAGAACCTAGACTATGGAATATGGGGTGGTAAGATGTCGGGCGTGAGACTTGTTATGGCTGGTCAGCCTATCTTATCTTCCGAAAGAGTTAATAAAGTTATATTCTCTAAGAAGATTAGAAGTATGTTGGGAGAGTAATGAAAGCAAGAACCAAGACTACGCTAGCCGTAGTGCTAGCATTTTTACTAGGCGTGGCTACTGCTATTCCACTATCAGATGTAGGCAAAAATAATAAACCAAAGAATAATGAGTGGTCGGTAGAAGATAGTAAAGCCTATGCCCTAGACCAATTACTTGATTGGCATTATAAAGAGTATCGTTGCCTTGTTCAATTATGGGGCAAAGAAAGTGGATGGAGACCTGAAGCCTACAATAAAACAAAAGTTATGGGCAAGAACGCTGGCGGTATTCCGCAATTACTAGGGCTTGACCCTAAGACACCAGCGACCATACAGATTGACAGGGGACTTGCTTATATATACCACAGATACGGAACGCCTTGTAAAGCGTGGGCGTTCTTTCAAAAGAAAGGTTATCACTAATGAAACCAAAAAGATATAAGCATATCTATGATATGAAGCCTAAAGATTATAGTAATGCTATGGATGTAAGAGGTAATCCAACCTCGCTATGTCCTTGTGGCTGTAATATATGGTCGTTAAAAGTAGTATTCGATAGCGATAGCGGTGAGATAGATATGTATTTCCTAGATATGGAGTGCGCTATGTGTGGCACGAGAGCGACTGCTCCTACACCAATAGACGCAGAAAGATTGGATAGATAATGCCGACATATGAATATAGATGTGAAGAGTGTAAAGCGTATCAAGAAACACAGATACACTTTGAAGTTGGACCTGACTGCCCAGTATGTTTCAGAACAATGAAGCGAGTATGGTCAGCACCAGGAGTTCAGTTCAAAGGTAGCGGTTGGTATTCAACAGGAGGATAATATGGCAGAACCTAGATTAGAAGATGACTTTGCGTTCTATGGAAATGAAAGGTGTGATGAGTGTGGAGAACGACACGACCCAGATGAAGGACACGATTACGGAGACGACCCTGACAGATTACACGATGAACTCGGAGAACTCTAGACCTGAAGGTATTACAGAGCAAGATGAACAAGATGAAATAATGGCTAAGTTCTGGGCTGACTATGGCGAGAGTCTATGGGTTGACCCAATGGAACAGGAGTGGATGTGGGATGAGAAGAACTTTAATTGACACTCTCATCTTCATCGCCCCTGTCATCGTCCCACTTGCTGTCTTTAGTGGAGTAGTGGGTTTCTTCTACTTCATCTTCTTCGGACTTCTCTTTCTTAGGTGAGTCCTCTTCAAGATATGGGCGGAAGCCGCCTATCTTATTTATTAATCTTTTAATTGCTCGTTTATGTCTCATACGAGCAGTATCCTCGCTAAACAATTCAAGGAAGTTCGCTATCTCCTTGAAGTCGAGAGACTCTGCGTGGCGCAAGAAGAGTAATTTCCTATCCTCTTTACTCAACTTGTAATACGCAGAGTCAATCTCAAACATCATTACATTTAGATTACCACCTTCAGATGGTGCTTGTGGGCGACTGACCCCACCTAGATTTAACTTGTGGCTAACGCCATACTCACCACGCAAGACTGCTGGCAGGATAGCCTCAACAATTACTGGCTCATAATAGTGTGTGTCGGAGACATCATAGCCGACAGACTTTGCTTTCCAACGCTGGCAATAATCTAATGCTTCGTTTCTGAGTGAGCGATAGATTAAGTTCTTTGCGTCCTTCTCACCTATTGCTTCCCATTCGTCAAGTTTATTTGGATGTTCAACGAACCATTGATAAAGGGATTGTTTGATGTCATCTAGTTCTACCATACCAAACTTCTTATGGTACTCAGAAGCCACCGCTACTACTACATATTCCCATTTCTCAATGCGTTGCCAGTCCATATTAAACTATTTCCAAACCTTTCCATCAAATACAAATGAGCCATCCATATTTACAGGAACAAGATGTGGCATTACTTTATTCCCATCTACATATAAGACTCCGAAACCTTTATGCCAAGTAAATAAACCACCGCGAATATATTTAGCAAACTTAAAGTCCATTAGGCAACCTACTTCTAAACCCCATATGGTCTTTGGATGTCCACCAAAGTACGATTGGGTGTAATGTGTGAGACCCATGCGGTGTGTGTGTCCACATACGACAGACATACCAGCACGCTTGGCTAAACCAAGAGCAGTAGCACCAGCAGTAGGCTGGACATTACCTTCGTCGCCATGAAGTAGCAACCAGTTAGGTGCTAATTCGTATGGCTTCTCGTGGTATTTAATACCCAAGTCATCAAGTTTAAGAAAGTTCTTTAACTCTAACTCAGGTAGTCCTGCTAATCCTGGTGCTCTCATCTTGATAGTATTAAATAATCTATCAGTATGATTGCTTCGAATCATGTGTTTGATTTTCAGAGATTCCAATACCCGATATGTTTCATCTCTATCTCTGCCAATAGATTTCTCATGCTCTAAGTCAGTCCCCTTACTCCAACGCGATATGGTCTGCATATCCATCTCGTCACCAACCGATACAACCTCATCAGGTTTATATGATTTAATGAAACGGGAGAGGACAGAGACTGCCTTCTTATCGTGATAGGGTACTTGTAAATCTGAAACGCAAACAATTACTTTCATTACTTATCCCATTTATCTCTAAGAACTAGCAGTCCTATGATTGCGTAGTTAGCCATATCCTTAAACGAATCTTCTAATGATTCGTGTTCAGGATTTTTTTTACTATCAACTAAGTTATTAATTCGCGCTAGTTTATCATGCATTCTAACACGAAGACCATTGATTGCACCGCCAGGTGCGTCAGCAATATTGCGTGGGCCGTAGTCCCTATGCTTTGAAAGAAGTAATTTTTCTAATTCTTTGAATACTTTGGTTACATCTCTTTCGAAAATGGAACCGCTATCTTCAGGATTAATTCCTTTTCTGTTGTCGTAATCTCCCTTAGGTTGAAACCCAGACTCAGGATGTACTGGATAATGTGCCATTCGTCACTTCCCTCTTTCAAGTAGTTGCTTAAGTTCTTCATCTAAGTCCGTCATCTGTGCGTCGACTATCATATCTTGAATCATCTTAGCCACCATATTTGGTTGAGTTTCTGCCGTAAACAATGTCATATATGTCGACTCTGCTATGCCTTTAATGTGTTCAGGACTATTAGCATATCTATACATACATCGTAACAATGAACCTATCATCAGTCTATACCCATTAGGCAGGACTAATGCTGGGTCAAACTCTTCATCATCTTCAAGCAAGTGGTCTGTTGCTTCAAACACATTCTCAAATCTTTCACCACACTCAGGACAAGAAGGTATCTCTTTACTCATCATAGCCCTGCTCTCTCCCTAATATAATTAGCCCCGTGTTTAACGTATGAACTATTAACGTCTTCTCCATCTGGCATTTGTATAACTGTAACAGGTAGTTCTCTTGCCAATGAGTTTGCAAATTCTTTTCCTGGTTGGTCTCCGTCGGCAAAGACAAAGACTCTTTCAAAGTCGGCAAGTAATCTAGTATAATGTTTCTTCCAACTATTTGCACCAGGTACACCGATGCAAGGAATACCAACAAGGCTAGACAAAGTAATAGTATCAAGTTCACCCTCACAAATTCCTATATAATTTTCTGCTTTTTCAATATCAAGAACGTTAAACATCTTGGTATCAACACCAGTCATTCCCATATATTTAGGTTCAACAGCAGGATTAAGAGAACGAAAACGAATATCGACAACGCCAGTCTTGGTAAGATACGGTATGGATAGTCTTCCTTGGAATGCTTCGTGTCCAATTTCAGGCTCCTCTACTACGCCTAATCGTGCCAACCGTGCTGCTTCCATTGTTATGCCTCTGCTTCTGAGGTAATCTTCTGCCTGATAAATGCTTGCCGTATATTTCTTGGCTGCCAATCCCAGTAATTCTTTCTGCGATTCCTTTTGCTTCACGGATGTCTACCCTTTCTTGTTGCGCAACAATTTGTAAAGAATTGCCTTGGACTCCACAAGCAAAACAGATGAATATATTCTCATCAAGATTCGCGCTCCCACTTTGGTGTGTGTCCCCATGAAACGGGCACTTGAGATTGACTTGGCCATGACCTTGGCGGAGACTCGCTCCATAGTGGATAAGTATTTCTCTAATACTTGGTAAGTCATTCACAGTTCCTCTCAATCCATTGCTCCAAATTCTCTACGACCCATGCTTTATCTATACCAGACATGCGTCTCTTAACTATGACATATCTTGGTGGCACTTCATCTAAGCCTCTAGCCTTAGCATAGTTCTCTGCTTCGACTGTAGCCTCTGCCCAAAACTTCGGTAGGTCAATCTTCTTGGTTGCTTTTAATTCAAAGATATAAGTTTGCCCAGCAACCATAGCAACTATATCGCCCTCATCTTTAGAACCTGCTTTGGTAAGTCTTTCGGCAAACACTTTCTTAGAACGCAACCACTTCATTACTGAAGTTTCAAATGTTGCGCCCTTGCGTTTGCCATAACTACTCACGCCATGCCACCTTCGGATACTTGGTAAAGTTTATAAAGAAGAATAAGAAGTCAAGTCTTGTTACCATTGCACTAAGAGTTGCCTCTTCATCTTCACCCCACTCAATGATAGGGTATCTTTCGAATCCTATACCAAAGCAGTATCTAGTATTGAACCCTATTGTTATTGTATATCTTCCGATATCTTTTTGCATTAGTGATTCTCTGGGATATCATCAACAAACATATACTCAGGATTAAATGCAATCCAAGTCATCAGTCCTCCACCTGCATCCGCTCTGCCATATCTGTTCTTGACTGGAGCCACACCCATTGATGTTCCAACCACGCCAAGTGTGCATATGAGTGCAGGTAACTGTGCAACTTTACCCTGGATAGCAGAGCGTGGCTGACACGGTGTCCCAAGCACAGCCTCACTAGTGTGATGAAGAACAAGGACAGCCGAATTCGTAGCACGTGCAAGGTATTTCAACTCCTTCATAATTGCTCTCATAGAAGCAAACTCTTCGCCACCATCTGTGGCTACATCCATTAAGTTATCTACAATAATCAATGTAGGTGGGCAACCCCATAGTTCTTCAAATGCTTGAACTTCCTCATCAATATCTTGTAGTGTAGGTGCAGATTCAAATGACCAAACAATATGTCCAGCCTTAGATAGTGTTGCTCTAGTCCAACCCAAATCAGTTGCCAACATACCTTCAACATCTGTCTGACTCTTACCTGAAATCATTGATGCTAATCTCATAGCCATAGTATGTGCGTTAGTATCCGCAGATATGTAAAGCGTTGGGACTTTCATCTTTAGTCCTAGTGCTAGTGCCAGTGTAGATTTACCCACACCAGGCGCTGCTGCGAACATAGAGACTTCTGAACGTCGGAGAATAATCTTGTTGGATTCAAATGCTTTGAAGCAAGACGGTAATGGTTCGCCACCAATACTGGCACGACCAACACTTCTGACAAGTGTACGCATCCTTCTTCCTTTCTAGTTCCAAAAAGAGACCGAAGCCAGATATTAAATTCTTCTGGCTTTCGGCTCTTCACGATTATTTTATTTAGTTGACAGGTTCGCATTGGTCTGCGCCCATTGGTGCTGGACAAGACCAAAATGCGTAAGGCTTTCCATTCTTCTTGGATATACCTTTGCGATAGATTCTACTTCCGTGTTTGCACACCGGCGCTGCTGTACCTGATACTGCATCCACTGGGGTTGGTGCTGAGTAACTGGAGGGCGTTGTGCTTGTAGTGGAAGTCTGCGTCGATAAAGGGAGTACTGTGTACGCACCTGCTATCTTTTTACTAGTCGCAGCAACCTGTGTGGAGTAGTCTCCGATGCCTTCAAGTAATACAGATAATTCATCAGCGGTATTAGCACGGACGTTTATCATATCACCGTTCTGTGTCTTGTAGGAAACTTGTAGTTTCCAGTCTT